GATGGCAACATTGTCTTTGAAGGTGCTACTGCCGATGCCTTTGAGACAACACTTACAGTTGCTGACCCTACAGCAGATAGAACAGTAACTATTCCAGATGCAACCACAACATTGGTTGGAACTGATACTACTCAGACATTGACTAATAAAACCCTAACTAGCCCAACCATTACTGGTACTGGTGCTATTGCAGGTACCTTTACAGGTAACCTAACAGGTAACGTAACTGGTTCCTCTGGTAGCACAACAGGTAATGCTGCAACAGCAACTGCTCTGGCTACTGCCCGTGACTTCCAATTAGTTGGAGATGTAGAAGCATCAGCCGTATCTTTTGATGGTTCTGGCAATGTAAGTTTAACAACTGTTATTGGTACTGGCGTAATTGTTAACGCTGACGTTAATGCTTCTGCTGCTATTGCTAAGACTAAGTTAAATCTTGGTGGAACTATTACCTCTGCTGACTTAGTTGATGGAACTATCGTAGCCACAGATATTGCAGATGGAACTATTACTGCAGCCAAGTTAGTCTCTGACCCATATGCCCGTGCTAACCACACTGGTACACAGTTGGCAGCAACTGTCTCAGATTTTGATACACAGGTACGCACATCTCGCTTAGACCAGATGGCTGCGCCTACTGGCTCAGTATCTGTTAATAGCCAGAAGGTAACATCTCTTGCTACACCTACAGTTGATACCGATGCTGCAACTAAACTTTACGTAGATACAAAAGTAGCCGACCTTGTTAACTCAGCCCCTGGCACACTAGATACCCTTGGTGAGATTGCAACAGCAATCCAAGCAGGTGGAACTGTCTATGATTCCTTTGTACTAAAGGCAGGAAGCACAATGACTGGTGCACTTACCTTGTCAGGTGCTCCTTCATCTAACCTACACGCTGCTACAAAGGCGTATGTAGATACTGTGGCTGGTTCTGCTACTGCCGCTGCAGCAAGTGCTGCTGACGCTGCTACAACTTATGACAACTTTGATGACAGATACTTAGGTGCTAAGTCAACTGCTCCATCAGTAGACAATGATGGTAATGCTCTTATCGTTGGTGCTATCTACTGGAATACTCCTGGCGCTGTGATGTATGCTTGGACAGGTTCTGCTTGGGGTTCTATCTCATCTACTGCAGACATCTACCGCTATCGCTATACAGCATCAGGTGGAGAAACATCTAAGTCAGGTGCTGATGATAACGGACTTACAATGTCTTACATTGTTGGTAAAGAACAGGTATACCTAAATGGTGTACTTCTTGTTCGCTCAACAGATTATGTAGCAACTAACGGAACAAGCATTGCCTCTCTTGCAGCCTTGGCTTCTGGAGATATTCTTGAGATTATTACCTTCACAGCATTTGACCTAGCCAATGTAATTAGCCCAACAGTAATTGATGCTAAGGGTGACTTAATTGCAGGTACATCTGCAGACACTATAGGCAAGTTATCTGTTGGAACAAATGGATATTTCCTCAAGGCTGACTCATCTACAGCAACAGGTTTAGCCTGGGGTGCGGTAGTAACTAATCCTTTAACTGGAACTGGTGGAGATGCTGGTGACACTATATTTACAGGAACAACAACTCCATCTTCTCCAACAACTGGAGATATTTGGTTTGATGCAGTTCCTTCAACTCAACCAGACTTAACAATTATGACAATAATGGGAGCGTACTAATATGCCAGTAAAAAGATATAATGGAACAGACTGGGAAGTAATTGCTGGTGATGGAGTAGTCGGAGCACAAGGTCCCGCTGGTACCAATGGTACTAATGGCACTAATGCTGGTATGGAACTATTGTCAACGACAACTTTATCAGGTGCAACAACTACAATAAGTTCAATCAGCACATCATATAAACATTTAATGATACTAATTGAAAATGCTTACGCTGGTGGAAACATAGATTTAGGTATTCAATTTAATTCTGATACTGGTTCTAATTACGCTTTCTGGGGTGTAGATACTATCAATGGAAGTTTGAATGGTCGTGGAAGTTTAAACACAACTGAAATAATTTTAAACAACTCTAACCCTTCAGGTAACCAAGGTAAAAATAATGGTTACGCTATAATTCATCTACCACGATATGCAGTCACAAGCGGAAATCAACTTATGACTGCTCAATATATTGGTCGCTATGCTTCAGGTTATTCAGGTGGTAATTTTACTGCTACTTACGCTAAGTCAGCAGCCATAACATCAATCAGTCTGGATGCTGGTAACAATACCTGGACTGCTGGAACCGTCTATATCTACGGAGTAAACTAATGACTAAACCAATGATAAGAATACACAACTCTGAAACTAACGAAATAATTGACCGTGAAATGACGGATGTTGAGTTTGATATTTATGAAGCAAGACAAGCATCGGCAACTGCGCGAGCAGAAGCAGAAGCAACAAAAGCAACATCAAAGGCTGCCCTTTTATCACAACTCGGCATCACTGAAGAACAAGCAAGACTTTTATCCTAACTAACAACGAAAGGTAGTAACTAATGGCTACAGTATCAAAGGCTCTGGTAAGAGCGTCAGCAGCAACATCAAGTGCAACACTATACACAGTCCCATCAGCAACAACTACAGTAATTACTAACATAGCAGTGGCTAATACCGCTTCTTCTGCTGGTACATTTACTCTACTTCTTGATGATGTTGACCTACATACAACTACTGCAATTGCAGCAAACTCAACTATATACATTGACTTAAAACAAGTTCTTGCAACAACAAAGACTATTAAAGGGTTTGCATCAGCAGTAACAATTGACTTTCATATCAGTGGAGTGGAGATAGCGTAATGGGTATAGCAGTAATTCCAGCCGCTGGTGGCGGCGTAACTCAAAAGGTTCAAGAATTTACTTCCTCTGGGACATTCACTGTTCCATCTAATGTTTCAGCAGTTGAAGTATTTTTAGTTGCTGGCGGTGGTTCTGGAGGCTCACTTGCAACGTCAAGCACTAGCACTCAAGGCGCACAAAATGGTGGTTGTGGTGGTGGTGGTAACGATATAACAAACTTTGGCATCGGCACTCAAGGAGGGTCTGGTGGTGGGCAATCAACACTTGCACTTGGAGAATCAAGTGCTGGTGGACAAGGTATTGATGGATACGGCTGGGGCGGGGCAGGTGTACAAAACAATAGCGGTTTTAGTGGTACAGGCGGTGGCGCTGGCGGTAATGGTGCTTCAAGTAATAAAGCACCTAATAGAAATAGTAATTCACCAGCAAACACTGGCAACGGTGGTTCTGGAGTTAGAGATTCTAATATTTCAAGCGCGGGTGGCGGTGGAGGTATGGTTAAAAAACAAACAGTATCCGTTACGCCTGGTTCTTCGGTAACGGTAACTATTGGTGCAGGTGGAACTGGAATTATAAATGGTACTGCAAGTGGTGGAAATTCATCTTTTGGTGCACTTTCTTGTTCTGGCGGCGGTGGCGGTGCTTACGTTACAGGCAATAGCACAACTGCTGGTTTTAACGGTGGTTCAGGTTATTGCCGTGTTACTTACTGGTCTTAAGGAGAATATATAATGGAACAACATTACGCATTTCTTAAAAATAATCGTGTAGAAAACATTGCAGTCTTTGCTTCACAAGATGAAGAACTTGCTGACCGTGTAGCACAAGAACAAGGCTACGACGATGCGGTATGGGTAGGAGAAACTATTCCTACTAAATGGTCAACCTATAATGGAACAACTTTTACTCTACCAACAGATGAGTATTTAATATCTATTGGCATAGTTAACCCACCAATAGAGGAGACTCCAAGTGAGTAAAGCAAGAGACCTAGCAAACGCAGGTACAGCCCTAACTACAGTATCAGCAACAGAGTTAGGCTACCTAGATGGCGTGACTTCTGCTGTTCAAACACAGATAGATGCAAAACAGGCTGTTGTATCTGGAGTTAATGATACAGAGATTGGATACCTGGATGGAGTAACATCTGCTGTTCAGACACAGTTAGATGCTAAGACTGCAAAGTCTACTCTTACAACTAAGGGTGATGTGTATGCAGCAACGGCTGCTTCTACCCCTGCACGCCTAGCCGTTGGTGCAAATGACACAGTTTTAACGGCTGACTCATCAACTGCAACTGGATTAAAGTGGTCTGAACCTGCAAGTGGCGGAATGACTTTAATTGCAACTGGAACTGCAAGTGCTTCGGCATCAGTCGTTTTAGGTTCTATTCCAGCAACATATAAAGATTTACGGGTAATAGTTAGAAACTTTAGACCCGATACCGACGGCGCAAACTTTTATGCTCGCTTCAATGGTGTAACGGGTGAAAATTATCGCAGCGTTGATTTTTCTACTACACAAGGCAACCTGGGTTTTACCACTAATTATTTCAATTTAATGAACGGTATTGATAACGGCGCTCAATCATCGTTAGCATGGTGGGAAATTCCAGACTACACAAATAGTACAACTTGGAAAATGTTAAGGTCGTCAATGCTTTGCAATAATTTTACAACACCAGCAAACATTCAATGGGCAAATGTTCATGGATATACTAACCAAACTGCCGCAGTAAATTCAATTACTTTTTTCATGAATAGTGGAAACATAACATCGGGTACATTCGAAGTGTGGGGAGTTAAATAATGACTAAGTTAAAGATTACAGAAATCAATTGCACAACTGGCGAGACAATTGTTAGAGACGCAACAGTTGAAGAAATTGCCCAACGTGAGGCAGACATAGCAGCAGAAACAGTAAAGCAAGCCGAAGCACAAGCAAAAACAACTGCACGCGCAGCACTCCTAACACAGTTAGGTATTACAGAAGAGCAAGCAAAACTTCTTCTTGGCTAATGTGTAAAGAATGTGGCAACTGTGCCAAAGAGCATCGTTATGATGCGTTAGAACAAGTAGATTTCATAGAGTCAAGTATAATTATCTAAGGAGATACGGTGGCTGGTAGAGATATAACCGAAGGTCGTGCTAATCGGGCTATTGCTGTAGACGTTGGTGTAGTCTCTGATGCATCTGTCTGGCAAAATACTGACATTGCCTACGATGTAGCAGTTGGTGGCATGCCATTTATCTATGCAATCAATGATGCTCGTCCTTACATTCGCCAGACTGCACCATTCCGCAAGGAACAGTTTGACAATGGTAATGAGCCAGGAGAGCAATCTCTAACTGGTTGGTGGATTCGCTCACAGTCATCATTCCACAGTGGAACAGGTATTAAGTTCTATGACCCATCTGCTGGTGAAATAGTAGCACATCGTTTTGCTGATAGTAAGGGCATAGATGTCTGGACTAAAGGACAAGTAACTCTACTTAAAGATGTGGTTGACACACACGAAACTACTGGTGCCGTTGTGGGTACTGACCATCAACATCCTCAACAAATCCTACGTTCTATACAATGGTCTAACACAGAAGGTGTATTACTCCACGACGAGTTTGACGTAGATAAGATTTCAGCAAATGGAACAGTTACTCACTTTATTGATTACATTTCTGGAACTGACCGTAAAGTATTTGCTATCTGTGATGACGGAGTTAATGCTTACTGGGTAACCAATAAAACAGTAGGTGGTAATCAACGCCTTACTATGTTCAAGAAGCCGTTAAGTGGTGACTCAACTACTGGGTCATCTAATCCATCCGCATCTGGTGACGTTACTCAGATGTTTCAAAGTGGCAACATTGAAATTCAGTATGCAACTATGGAGTTTATTAAAGACCGTATAGTTCTTTGTGTAAATAATTCTGTATACGAATTAGCAACTAATGCAACAACGCTACCAACAGCAATCTTTACTAACCCCAACACAAACTATCATTACACAAGCGTAGCCGCCTCTGGTCCTGCTATCTACACAGCGGGTCACTCAGGCATCTACTCAACCATTCAGAAGTACACACTAAACACCTCTGGTGTTATGCCAACCCTGACATCTGCAGTAGTTGCAGCAGAAATGCCTGCTGGTGAAATAGTTGAGAAGTTGTATTACTACTTAGGTTATATAATGATTGGCACCAACAAGGGTGTGCGTGTTGCTGATATTAACGACCAAGATGGCTCACTTAAATATGGCCCACTTATTGTAGAAACATCACAGCCAGTATACGACTTTGCTGCACGTGACCACTACGTCTGGGCATCTACTGGAATTGGCGCACTTGATGGTGGGCTTACTCGTATTGACCTTAACAATCAACTAGAGACGCTTCGCTTTGCATACGCAAATGATTTGCAAGTAACTCAAGATGCAGAACACTACACAACTGGTGTTGCATTTCTTGGAACAACTAATAGACTTGCTTTCTGCACAGCGCATGAAACTACAGATGGAGCAATCTACCTAGAGTCAGCAACTGAATTAGTACCTAGTGGTTACATTACAACAGGAAACATTCGCTACAATACACTTGAGCCAAAGAACTTCAAGCGCCTACTTGGTCGTGGTGAGTTTACATATGGTTCTATGACACTTGAGACTGTAGATAAAAATGGAGTTGAGTACGACCACATCTCTTACGATGCTAACATCTCACCAGTAGAGGTTACTACATCAAGTCCAGCAACTGCTCAAGAGTATGTAGCCTATAAGTTTATCATGTATCGTGATGCTACAGACAGCACCGAAGGACCAATCTTCAAGGGTTACCAAGCAAAGGCAACAATTGCAACCCCACGTCAGCGTGTTGTGCGATTCCCTGTTTATTGCTTTGATGTTGAAACAGATAAGTACAACACTATATTTGGGTATGAAGGCAGAGCCTTTGACCGCATCCAGTTACTGGAAGACATAGAGGAAAGTGGCGATGTAATAATTTGGCAAGATTTATCAACTGGTGAATCTCGTCAGGCAATCATCGAGCAAGTAACCTTTACTCGTATGACACCACCTGATAAACGCTTTGATGGATTTGGTGGCGCTCTAGAGATAACGATTAGGACCGTATAATGTCAGCAGCAGATTGGGCTGGACTTATAGTCTCAGTCGTTACGATTTTAGTTAGTTTTGGGGCAGGAACTCGATGGTTAGTTAAACACTATCTTGAAGAGTTAAAGCCTAATGGGGGCAATAGTATGAGGGACTCCGTGAACACCAACACCGAGAGGCTTAACCGAGTTGAACAAAGAGTCGACCAAATATACGTCCTACTATGCGAGAGTAAGAAATAGTTTAGCAATTTGTTTTATAGCATTTAATTTTTTGTTTTTAGTTCCACCAGCATACGGTGAGGAATCACTACCAGAAGTAACAACTATAGTTACCAATGGTGGAGATGATGTCTCTTATCAGATACCGCTGACGGTATCAGTTGTCTACGATGGCGTTACCTATGAGAACGTCTATGCAACAACTAACTCAGTCATCACCTTTGGTAGACCAGATGGTACATATTGGACATATCCAACAACTCCATCTATTTCTATTGAGTCTAAAGACTGGTGGGTACTGCCTCAGCAAATGCCAGACACTCACTTTATTATCAATGTAAGTGAAGGTGGTTTCCAAGTAGATGGTTCATACCGTCCATACGGTACATTTACTGGAGATACAACTAGCATTGTTATTACTGCACAGATTCAAACAGATGGAACAGTTGCTTACACATACAATGTAGTTGGACCACTTGATGGTAACGAACGAACAGGTGCAGTGCTTACTGATGGAACTGTTGTTCCTTTAGAAGAAGCAAACATTATTGAAGTAGAAGAAGTTCCTGTATTGGAACCAGAACCTGTAGAACCAGAACCTACACCCGAAGAACCAGTTATAGTTCCAGAACCTCAACCAGTTCCTCAACCACAACCAGAAGTATTGTCAGAGCCACTACCAGTAGAAGAGCCTGAGACAGTAGAGCCTGAGCCTGAAGTATTACCTACTCCAGAACCTGAACCAGAGCCAGAACTTGAACCTGTACCACTTGAGCCTGAGCCGTTGCCAGAACCTATTCAACCTGAACCTCCTATAGAAGAAACTGAAGAACCAATAATACAAGTAGATGATGTTGATTTAGAAACACTGGCACCTGACACGCCAGTTGAATTATCTAATGGTGTAGTAGTCACAGCAGAACAAGCAATAGCAGTTCAGTTACTACAAGACCCAGCAGCATTGCTTCAAGAATTATTTACAGACCCTGGCGCAGCATTAGCAGCACTTGGTTCAGTAGGGGCGGACATGACAGATGAAGTGCGAGAAGAATCTGAAAAGGTAATTATCGCAGCAGTCATTGCAGGAAACATAGCCACAACCGCATCTATCTCAGCAGCATCAGCAGGTGCTGCAATCAGGAGGAAACCATAATGAAGAAGTTCTTTTCAGATATTGCCAACCAACTCTGGACTCTACTAGGTATGTTTATTGCCTGGGTAGTTCTTGAGGGGTCAGCCAAGACGGTGGTTGGTTATGCAATAGGTCTATCCCTAATCGTATGGGGTATTACCTTCCCTCTAAGAAACCCTAAGGATGAAGAATAATGGATACATTAAAAAGTGTAATGATGCGAATTCTTGCAGTCATTGCAGCAGAATCACTAGGCGTAATTGGCGCTGGTTCCCTCGTAGGTATTGAAGTGTGGCAAGCAGGAGTTCTTGCTGGCGCACTCGGTGCCATGAAGGTAATCGAAGCACTAGCACGCTTCTACCTAGCAGACGGAAAACTATCTGCAGAAGAAATCAACGAGGCGTTTGCCAAGGTTGATAAGAAAAAGGTTACTGAATAATGACAATTGTAATCATAAGCGTTGCAGTCATCATCGCCACCATCATTGCAGTTGGATACACTCTAGACCTCAAAAGGGCTGGCTTTAAGTTCAAGTCCAAAGATGCAGACGGCGATGGATGGGTTCAAGAAGGAACCAAGTTTGAGCGTCGAGTAAATCCAGTAAAGAAGACAGCGAAGAAAGCAACACCTCGCAAGAAGGCAGGAAAATAATGGGTCAAAGAGCAGACTTTATTGCAGTAGCACAAGGTGAACTTGGCGTCATTGAAGGACCTAAAGACAACGAGACAAAGTATGGTGCTTTTACTAAGGCTAACTTCCAGCCTTGGTGTGGGTCATTTGTAAACTGGTGTGCTAACCAAATTGGATTAAAGATTCCTAACTGCGTATATACACCAGCAGGAGCAAATGCATTTATGAAGAAAGACCAATGGGAGAAGGCGAGTGATGTAGCAACACCATTCCCAGGAGACATTGCGTTCTTCGACTTCCCAGGAGATGGCGTAGACCGTATCTCACATATTGGTATTGTAGTAAAGGACAACGGAGACGGAACAGTTACCTGTATCGAAGGCAATACTGCCCCAGATAAGAAGGGTGACCAACGCAACGGAGGGCAAGTTTGCCGTAAAGTGCGTGCGTTCAAAAAGAAGAACGGCTCCAAATTGAGAAGGTCTCAGACTGTATCCATTGTTGGGTTCGGAAAGCCAGCCTTCAAATCATAATTTAAACCCTCATACAGGCCCCTAGCGGGCCCGTAGAGACAAGAAACCCCCTTACCTTAGTGATTATACTAGGGCGAGGGGGTCTTTTGTCGTTTTAGGGGCAGTTCTAAACAGTCATACCCAGGACCTCCGACTTTTACCCCAGCCTGATAGGGGTTTGCCTAGGCAAGGTTAGTTTTGCAGTTCCTCTTCGATATTGTCCCAGAAATTCTCATACTGCCTACCACGGATACGAGCCCGTATGTCGTAGTATATTGCTTCTAATAGGTAGAACGTTGTGATACCTGCTATTGACGCTAAAAACGTTTCTAGAAAATTTGACATAGTACTCCTTAGATATAATATATTATATATAAATAATATATAAGGCCGAAGGCCTTTATATAATTACTTATATAACTAAGTATACACAGGCATTACCCCATCGTTGGAAAGCAACGCTTGGGATACCCACATGTATAGTTCTACCTATGTCAATCAAACTAGAAGAATATACACTACCAGAGCATATGTCCTACTCTGCGTTTACAACCTACCTAACCTGTGGGTATCAGTACTATCTCGGCAGACTCCTCAACAAGGAAGAAGCCCCATCCGTCTGGTCCGTTGGCGGTTCAGCGTTCCACTTAGCGTGTGAAAACTACGATAAGGAGAACATGTGACTATAGCAAATTCATTATGGTCAACCGCTTGGGACCTATCTAAAGGTGATACCGACTTAACCAATGCACGTGTTGGTGGTCGTGCAACCAAGGCTAACCCTAACAAGGAAGACGTAACCTTCTGGCAAACAGCAGGACCTCGTTGGGTGGAAGGCTACATTGCATGGCGCAAGACTAACCCTGACTGGAAAATTTGGACAACACCAGATGGTAATCCAGCAATCGAACTTGCACTAACCCCTATCGTCAACGACGTACCCGTCAAGATGATTATCGACCGTGTGTTTGAGGTTAATGGGGAACTGGTCATCGTCGACCTTAAGACATCACAGAATACACCAACAAGCAGTCTGCAACTTGGTTTCTATAAACTAGGACTTGAAAGTACGTTTGGTACTGATGCTCTAGGTGGAGAAATCAAGTGGGGTACCTACTACATGTCACGTGGTAATAACGTGTCAGATATGGTAGACCTGTCTGAGTACACTTATGACAAAATGGAATATCTAATTATGCAATTCGACGCTGCTCGCAAGAACGCTATATTCTTGCCCAACACAAACAGTTGTCAGTACATGTGTGGTTTAACTGAGTACTGCCAATTCTCGATTAAGAAGGATAAATAAATGGCCGAAGATTGGAAACTACAAGTATCATATAAGACCCCTGCTGGGGATATGATTAACATCAGAGCCCAAACCAATGACGAACTCAGTGTTCTGTTAGAGGGTATTGGGGATTATTCAAATCAGATTGCTGCAGTGCAGCGTTTGGTAGTCGGTGCTTACGGGGTTGCCCCTTTAGCGACATCGGCTTCAACGCCAAACACTCCGCCAACAACCTCATCCGTTCCGCCCCAGGCGCAGGCTCCGTCCGCTACGGCTCCTCAAACCCAACAACAGGGTGGACCGACATGTCAACACGGACCTCGCAAGTACAAGTCGGGAATCTCAAGCAAGACGGGAAATCCATACGCGATGTGGGTCTGTCCGATGCCTCAGGGCGCGGACCAGTGCAAGCCAGTCAACTAATACCAGAACAATTTCCATTTTAAATTAACTAGGAAGGGTACCAATGAGAACTCTAGTACGTTCAGTAGGACGAGCCTCTATTGGGGGGGAACCCCTTCCTAGTTCGTTTAAAGCATTCGAAGCGAACAAGATTATTATTCGTCGTTCAGAAGTTTCTATGTTTGCAGGAGCACCTGGAGCAGGAAAGTCTACGCTAGCCTTAGCGCTAGCACTTAAGACTAATGTTCCAACTCTATACATATCTGCGGATACTAATGCACACACCATGGCAATGCGTTTGGCATCTATGATTTCGGGGAAGAGTCAGTCAGACGTAGAGCAGAAACTTAATACTGATATTGGTTGGACTAAAGCAGTTCTCCAAAAAGGAAGTCACATAGTCTGGTCATTCGAATCATCACCAACCTTAGAAGACATCGATGAGGAAGTCCAAGCATTCGAAGAGTTGTGGGGCTGTAGCCCATCTCTCATTGTATTGGACAACCTTATGGATGTAGCAACAGATGGAGGCGAAGAGTTCGCTTCTATGCGTGCAATTATGAAGGAGTTGAAGTTCCTTGCGAGAGACACTAACGCTGCGATTGTGGTACTACATCACACTTCGGAAGCAGTTCCTGGAAATCCTTGTCAACCAAGAAGCGCTATCCAAGGAAAAGTTTCCCAACTACCTGCGCTTATATGTACGCTTGGTACCGTTGGCACATCAATGGGCGTGGCATCAGTCAAAAATCGCTACGGAAGAGCAGATGCAAACGGAACGCTAATGACTTGGTTGGCATTCAACCCAGAGTACATGTACATCGATGACATCCCAGAGAACGTCTAATGGAATTCCCTAACTGGTTTGATGGCCAGAGATATAATTTTGAAGATAACTTACTACACCTAAAAGGTAAACCTAACCTGCAATTTTTGCAAATAGGTGCATACACAGGAGATGCCAGCATCTGGTTGCTTGAAAATATATTAACAGATACAACATCTGGTCTTATGGATGTGGATACCTGGAAGGGTTCAAATGAGTCTGAGCATAAACATATATCTTTTGATGATGTTCGGGGAGAATACTTAAGGCGTATAAATAAATACGATAATATAGTTTCAATTAAATCTAAATCAGAACATGTACTTCCTAACTTAAATAATACATTTGATTTTATATATATAGATGGAGACCATACAGCCAAAGTTGTTAGTAGTGATGCCGAAGGTGCATGGAAATTGCTCAAGTCTGGTGGCATACTAGCCTTTGATGATTACCTATGGGGTCCTGACTTAAAGCCAGAAGATACACCTAAACCAGCAATTGATAAGTTTTTAAAAGAACATGAGGGTGAGTACGTTCAGTTAGTTGACAGTTACCAAGTTTGGATACGAAAGTTATGACAACTAGGAAGTCACACAAGGCCAGAGGAGCAACATATGAAACCGACATACGAGACTGGTTTCGAGCAAATGGATACGATTCTGAGCGACTTGCTAGAACAGGTGCAAGAGATGAGGGCGACGTTGTTGTCCGCTCAGACTTCCTTGGTAGCATTGGCGTTATCGAATGTAAAGCGCCAGGAGCAGGCAATGCCATTGACCTTAGTGGATGGACAAGAGAAGCACAACTTGAATCCTTACACTATGCAGAAGCAAGAGGTCTTGCCCGAGAGAAGGTAATGCCAGCAGTTTTAATTAAAGCAAGAGGCAAATCAATAGCAGATTCCTATTTAGTATTAAGGTTGGGCGATGTATTTGGTGGATGAGTTACCAGACATAGTAGCAGTGTTGAAGCACTACGGTGCAACTATCAATCGTGCATCTGGTCAAGTAAATATCAAGTGTCCATTTCATAATGATAGCCACGCAAGTGCAAGTTTCAATACCAGACAGAATATTTTTAACTGCTTTGCATGTGGTATGCAAGGTAACAGTATCCAGATAATTGCTAGGAAAGAAGGGTGTGATATACGTGAAGCAAAGTCTATCGCAGAAGGAATTACTGGGGAGAGCCACCAGCAAGTACGCGGGAAGCATCTCTCTGGCGGAAGATTACCTAGCAAGTCGGGGAATAACAAGGGAAGCAGCACGTCTGGCGCGATTAGGCGTAGTCGAGGAGCCTGAACCTGGACATGAACAATACGCTGGTCGCCTTAGCATACCGTATATCACAAAGACTGGCGTTGTTGATTTGCGCTTTCGCTCTCTTAACCCTGCCGTTGAACCGAAGTATATGGGTATGGTTGGCGTTGATACTCGCATGTACAATGTACTTGACATTGAGACTGCTGGAGATTGGATTGGCGTCTGTGAAGGAGAGTTGGACACGCTTACTATGTCACGTTTGGTTGGCATTCCCTGCGTTGGCGTTCCTGGAGCAAACTCTTGGAAGAAACACTATACGAGATTACTTGCAGACTTTGAACGCATCTTCGTCTTTGCCGACGGTGATGCCCCAGGAAGAGAATTCTCAGCCAGTCTTGCGAGAGAACTCCCAGTCACCACGATTACCTTCGGAGACGGAGAAGATGTTAACAGCGCTTATACTAGACACGGAGCACAGTTCATCAGAGAAAAGATGGGGTTGAACATTGATTGAGATTCCGCAGTGCAAGGTATGTGGTACAGAGTTTGATAATATCTTTGATGCTATCAATCATTTAATGGATGATGAAGGAGATATCTTTGACCCAGTACTCAAACTACCCAATGGTTACTCGTTACTTCTCGGGTCTTTATTAGAGGAACTTTATCGTAATGCAGACGACCCAGGAATGATTAAAGATATAACTGAAATGACATACGCTACGCTCTATGCAGCGCAGACAGATATCGACCAGATGAAAGAGTTAGTTGAAGAAGCAATCATAAAGCAACACATGGTAGATATAGATGAAGAATTAAAGGAACTACTAGAGGAGGAGGATGAATGAGCATAGCAAGAGAGTTACATCTAGAGACTTACCTTGGTGATACAACCACTGAGTTGAGTGACCTATTGCTTAGTAAGCATAAGGACTACGGCCCTAAGAATATATCTCAGGCACCTGGCGGTCCAATCAACGGACTACGAGTGCGTATGCATGATAAGTTAGCACGCATCAATAACTTAGTTGATAGTGGTGCAGACCCAGAGCATGAGAGTTTAGAGGATTCATTTAAAGACATGGCAAACTATGCAATAATCGGATTGCTAGTACTGAGAGGACAGTGGGATAACTAATGAAAATCTTTGGACCATATAAAGGTAGCAAGCAAAACGGTGGACGACCAATCTATGTCATCAAACGCAAGAAGAAAGATGGCTCCACTGAGACTACATCTACGAATAAGGCTCGTCATGACTATGAAGAAGCAACTGGTAAGAAGTTACCAAAAGATTCAGAAGTAGACCATAAGAATAACAAGGGCAGAGCAGGCGATGACCGCCTATCTAACCTGCGAGTGCTAAAGAAAAAAGACAATGTAGGATTAGAGAATAAGCGCCGCGCAGGAAAGAAGACTACTAAGAAAGCGGTTAAAAAGAAGCCATGAAAACTATAGTCTGTATATCTGATTTACAAGTACCGTACCACGATGTAGAAGCAACCAAGGCTGTGGCTAGATTCATTAGAGACTACCAACCAGATACTGTTGTGTCCTGTGGTGACGAAATGGATATGCAGACTATCAGTAAGTGGTCAAAGGGTACTGAACTAGAGTATGAACGTTCTATTGGACGGGATAGAGACATGACTCGTCAAGTACTGTATGACTTAACTATCGAGCATATGATTCGTAGTAATCATACAGATAGATTATTTAATACAGTTGCAATGCGAGCACCAGGATTACTTGGTCTACCAGAATTACAACTTGAAAACTTTCTTGGGTTAAAAGAACTAGGTATCCAATACCACACTGACCCTTATGAACTAGCCCCTGGCTGGTTACTCATGCATGGTGATGAAGGTAACGTACAACCTACCGCTGGCGCTACTGCATTAGGTTTAGCAAAACGCTCAGGCATGTCCGTAGTGTGTGGTCACACGCATCGAATGGGCTTGACTCATCATACTCAAAGTTATCGTGGTGGTAAACCTAAGACTATCTGGGGATTAGAACTTGGTAACCTAATGGATTATCGCAATGCAAAATATATCAAGGCAGGGTTGTTCACATGGCAACAAGGCTTTGGTATCTTGCATGTTGATGGCAAGACAGTTGTTCCACAACTTGTACCAATCGTAAACAATTCATTTACAGTAGAAGGAAAAACCTGGAGATGGTAGTCAGTTGGGACCGTATTGAACCGTGGGATTACATCGTTTCACATGTTGCTGATGAATACAGCAAGAAGTATACAATGGTTGCCCGCGAAGATATCAAGCAGTCGCTCTATGAATGGTTTGTGTCGCATCCTAAGAAGTTAGCAGAGTGGGAAGCATTCAGCAAAAAGTCTGCTCAGAACTTATTGTATCGTTCACTACGTAACCAAGCGCTGGACTATTGCCAGTACTGGAAGGCTAAGTCATTAGGCTATGAGCCTTCTGATTTGTATTTCTATGAGCCAGAGATTGTTGAAGCCTTACTTCCTTCGATACTACGCGGAGATGTAACAGATGCACCAGTGCTTAACTTAGGCATGCCTAGTAAGCCTTCTGCGCCAGCAGAGGGTGGTAATATGATGGCTATGATGGCTGAGATTAAGGCTGCATATCTGAAATTAAATACAGAGGATAAACATATTCTTTACCACAAGTATGCAAACTCTTTGTCGTATGCTGGTATTGCAGAAGAACTCGCCTTACCTAGTGATGATGCTGCACGCATGAGACATAATCGTGCAATTAAAAAACTCATCACTAGGCTTGGCGGTTTTCGTTCTTATCTAGATAAAGACGAAACAGAACAAGTAGGGCAAGACGAACCCGAACATAATGAAGATAGAGAACAAGGACAAGAATCCGATTAACGTCTCCTTATCCAAATCTCACCCATCTCTCATGTTCTTCATGTTCTGCAATCTCGTTAGCGCGAGCATATTTTATATACTCTATTAAGCCACTAGCCTTGATTAGATAACCCCTTGATGGGTTGGGTGGTATGTCACAGGTAATTGCTTTACCAGAACTGTATACATACTCCGAAAGCCTATGCAAGGGTACAATAAGTGCTGCATCTTCTAGCATGAAAGCCCAGTGTGTAGCCTTGCTAACTCTAATGCCTGATGGTTTCCAAGCACTATCGTTTTGATAGTAACACTCTGTCTCTATGTATAGATTGCCAGTATCTACCCATCTCCTATCTGTCTTAACTTCTACTGTATCTAAGTGTAGTAAGTCTGCAAGCCTACTCTCACCTTCCATGCCTGACCTAAGGTCTAGGTCCCAGTTACTATCTTTCATTGCTCCTCCAAGTATTGTTTGAACTTGCTATCCCAATCATACGCCTCAAAGTATTCTTCGATGCCTTGCTTAATGCTTTCTTGTAAATCTTGCATCTCATCTTCTGTCACTTATCCTCCTGTATGTAATCTAGGTCAACGGACGTAACTATAACTATTTCATTATAACCTCCCTGCCCTCTGGCTAATTGTAGTACCACTTCACTACCTTCTCCATTGAGCGTACCTAGATATGTAGACTCAGCAATAGTACTAGAGTCTAAATAACCCCCGTCTTGGTATAGACACGGTATGAGAATTCCTTCTTCGGCTAAATCTTTACGCATTGCTACTTTCATCTATCCTCCTGTCGAGTAGAACCCTGAGCCATTGAACTTGATTGCTGGTGCTGAGAATACGCGCTCCATGGGTTTGTAATCCACTTCACACCTTACGATATACTTTTCATACTCTTTATGATGGATGAATACTTCTCTCGTCGCACCACAAGTAGTACATTTGAAATCATATGTTGGCATATTAGTACCAGTTATTCTTTTGATGGAACTTCCATGCCATACAAGGCGTGCCATATCTGTGCATGATATATGCAAAGCCTCTGTCAATTTGTAATGGTGCTGGTGTCTTCGGGTCCATCCCTAATACCTGAGGTATACCTCCAGCATTCTTCCCCATTACTTTTATCTTGTTGTATGCCTGATGCCTCCAGTTGGACTCCTTTGTCCATAACTTGTGAAGACATCTGTACTGATTCTGTGACCACGCTAATACAACATCCTGAGCATAAGCCTTGCTATCTGCAATCTCCCATGCCCGTTCTGTTGTTGCTTTCTGCTCCATTCGGTTAGCCGAACGACTCATGAAACTTACCACCAGAATGATGACAAGTAAGAGTGCTATCTTTTTGTACATACTACACCTCCAAGTAAGGTCTAACCCTGTTCAAGAATATCATTGCTGCTTCTTCTTCGTCAGCGGTTACCTTGTTACTAGGCCCCACTTCATTTGTATATCTAGGTCCAACCTTCCTTCCTGTATTGTAAGGGTCAACACGATAGTCAAGACCCTGTTCCTTAGCGATTGCTATTCTCTGTCCAGATAGTAAGCCACCCCAAATGCCATGGGCAAGGTTCTCGGGCTTCATACCTTCTTCCAAACACTTCTCACTGATGGGGCATCTATTGCATATGTCAATAGCATACTTAATCATTGGAAGTGCTCGCTGTGTCATTGTAGGAACATTGCCGTTACCTATTGTAGGAAACCACGCATCAGGATTGTCATCTTGAGTACATAAGCCTCCAGTTAGTTGACTAATCATCCCCCCACATCCTATCTGGTTCTCCTGTATCGTCTTCTTCTTCTTCTAACTCGATACCTAGTGCTATGTCATCATCTAATCGTGGCTCGTAACTCATACTACCTCCCTTAGTAGTAATCGGACTTGTGCTATGCGTGCATTTTGTATCTTTTCGTATTCGGATTTGTATAGTCCCGTTGTGCTTGTAAGTACTTGTAGATAGTCTATAAGTACTTCTCGTAATTGTTCTTTCTGTTCCGTAGTCATGGCTTCCTCTCATAAGTTTGTGTCGGATTTTTCTTGTTCGGTTAACCGAATACTACCACCCGAATGAACCGTCATAGTACCCTACCTTACCCTTTCTAGAGTTGTATGAGTACCTATCTGTCTCTGGTGTCCAGCATAGGCAAGTGTCATTGTATTGACCACTGCAATCATAGCAAGCCATACACATCTCACAGTAGTAAGGATTGGAATCCTCGAATGGTATAGACTTACAGTTGATACATTCTTCTTGCATGTAGTATGTTGAATCATCACTGAAGGCTGATGCAATAGCAGGTGTGCCTAAGTAAGTACTCCATGATGATTGCTTGTAGGTAGAGTTAGACCACCACATGCCATCATCATCCCAATGACCAGCATCTTCGTTGATGATGTAGCATGTCTCCTTAGCCTTAGGGTCTAGGGTGAAGATAACAATCTTGCTACCTAGTGACCACTTGCTAACCATAGCCCACACATGGTCATCATCTAGCGCAGTAACTCCACCCATAGCAGGCAAAGTATCCTCTGCAAAGATACGCGTGTCACTACGACGGTCACCTGCACTGATGTTGATGTCTAGGACACCATTGTGTGCAAGATAGGTATCTCCACCAGAGTAAGGCACCGCGAATGGGTGACAGTTCTCCTCATTCTTGACACCATGCGTAGCATAGCGAGCATGGAACATGGCATAACTATCTGGAAACTCCTTGCGTACTTCTAGGAATCTCTTGATTACTTTCTTGCTTGACATACCACGACCAGTGACAATGCCATTGGGCGTGATTACTGCAAAGCCGAAGCCATGCGGATTGTTACATGATGCACACTCCAAGTCTTTTCTCTTGGGTGTTGAGTTAGGTGATGCTACTACTAGTAAACACATTATGCACTCACATTCTGTTCGGCTAACCGAACGACTAGTCTATCTATACGGGCTGAAAGTTCTGGGTATAGTGTCTCATTCTGAAATACATACCACATGAAGTTGTCTGCACTAAGCGCACCTTGTTGGATGTCTTGAACAGTAAGGGTTCGGGTGTACTCAACACTGGCATGTGCTAAGTCTAAATGGGCTTTGATAGTGTTACCGTTGACGCTACCTCGGAAGATACGCATCTCTAGTGTTGCTGCATTGTTGGTATTGACTGCTGAATAGCGGTCTGAATTATCTCTAGTGCTTAACTTGTGCTTGAAGGTACGCTTGCGGTCAATGATGAATCCGTCTCCGTCCCATACGCGGTCACCTTCACTATTGCGCCTGTAATCAGACTGAAAGATGTCAGTGAACTTAGCCCATTGGTCAGATGTCCGACCTGCTAGGGTTGAGTAGAAGTCAGGATTAGAATAGACAAGATTCAAGAAGCGGTGCATGTGTGCGCCACCAGTGAATCCTGTGCGTGAGATGTGAATGTGTAAGCCACAGGTACGAGTATTCCATGACTTAACTCTCATGCCATTTTTAGTGCGTAAGTCTTCTAGTATTGCCCAGAAGTCTCCAGCCTCATTCTTGAAGAAGTCATGGGACATAGGGTGTGTGACTATCTCGAAACCATCACTGAGAGAGCCGTCATTCTTTAGATAGGCTAAGTCCATGTTCTCTAGTTGATAGGCGTGCATGGCTGAGTCAGATTTACTATCCCAGCCTTCTACTTCTATCTCTATACCAAAGAATAGGCGCTCATCCTTGCTAGTGCTATGGAAGATAGCATCAGGTCGGTAGTTATAGTCATGAATAATACGATTACCATTGTAAGTATTCTCTGAGCATGAATCACATCCTTCTGCATTCCATTCATCACAGTCCTCACAATAGTAAGCATTATCTAGGCAACCGTTGCACCAGTCCTCACCTCTGTCACTTACATAGGACGAGCCATCAGAGTTATGCTCCTCACAGGAGTCGCACCAACATGCAGCCCTTTCAATGCAACTCTCACACCATGTGTAGAAGCCATCTACCATGTTGAATGAATCATTGACTGAACCTATCGTATCGCAACGCTGGCAAACTTGAATGCAATCGTTGCATACTATGTCATTCCATTCTGTGATGACTAAGTTTTCTTCTTCAGTTTCGTATGAACATACTGAACAACTGCTTTGAACAACATCATCAACATTATCTGTCATTGCCTTACCCTTCTCATTCGGTTAGCCGAATAATCAAACTCATTGCGATTTGCAATAAGCCTAGTCTACTTTGTAACTAAGTTTTTGTCAATCATGGCATTTGATAGGGTATCTCTGGCACTATCCACGACTTTGGCCAATCCTGCATACCCTTGCTTCACCATTCGGTCATGCTCAGCCCTCAGCGCTTGTCGCACTAGGTTTACCTCAGCATCGCTAAATGTGACGGTAATCATCTCTGAAAACTCATCACTGTCTGAAATACGACATCATCTAAGGCATCCATAAGTTCTACCCACTCATCTTCCGAGAGGTTATGGCCTAGGATTTCTTGGACTAGTTGATAGTCGAGACGGGATTCCCATAAGTTTGTGTCGGAAATTCCGTTGGTCAAGAGTTCATCTGCCGTTGGGTACATCATCCCACCGCCTTGCGGATTAACTTAGCCCCACGAAGTATGACTACAACGGCAAGGACAATAATCCATGTTCGGTGCATCAAGTACAAGTCACCGAAATAGGTCTCGATGTTGATGCTCCACTTGCTTATCTCTAGGTTGAACAGTTCCATTTACTTACCTTTCAGTTCGTTCGGTTAGCCGAACAGGATAACAATTTGTTATCACGCGCTCACTGCAAGAATCGAACTTGCATCCACAATCACCAGAGTGAGCCACCAGCCTAACACCTGCCCAAATTCAGGGTAGGCTATTCGCTAAGGTCTTAATTCTATCATGCGTATAACATTGGGTCAAGCATGTCATTTTCTGCTCGGTCTATGTAGCAAGCATGACATAGGGGAATGTCATCATCTATTGGGTATTCCAACCACATAGGCGTTGAGCAATCTAGGCAATTCACATTGACTCCTTATTGGAAGCCTCAGCCATAGCCTTAACTCCACGCTCATACTTCTCACGCTCTGCACGCTTCTCATTCAGAATGTTGGTCTGAACTTCAAGGTGTGCAATTAGTTCTAGGTCAATCATGTCCAACTCCATTCTGTTCGGTTAGCCGAACGATTTATAGGTTTTCAATAAGGCAGAAGCCTTGCTGATAGGCATAAGTCTAGCATCTAAATAAGTTTTTGTCTATCATGTTCGGTTAGCCGAACGCTACATAGTTCGGTGGCACTCATCATTCGTAGGTCGGCGCCAGCCATCGTTCGTTCAAAAGTTTGTGTTGGTTTGTGTTGGATTTTTTGGGCAAAAAAATAACCCCGCTCCCGTAGGAGCGAGGCTATTCTTTACGCTTACGCGCTTGCCATCTTGTAACTTATAGTTGATTCGATTTCGGCAATGTAGCCTTCTTCGATTTCGGTAAGGCTTGCCATGTCTAGCGCGGTGATGTAGGCGAGGATAGATTTCAAGGTTTCCTCGTTAGACTTTGGCGCTTTGGCTTGCTTGGATGATGTCTCACCCTTTGACCCTTTATCATTCTTGGCTTTGCGGATAGTTGCGATTTCCTTTTGGAGCGCATCTAGGGTTTTGATTTGCTCACCATTTCCCGCACCTAAAAGGTCATAGGAAGCGGAAGCGGTGGATAGTTGCTTGGCGATAGGTAGGGCGCGAAAGTCAGCGTGTAGGGCGCGTAACTTTGACCATGTTGGGAGCGCGGGAGCGTGACTAGACTTAATGAATGATGACACCTTGCCACCATCCTCTAGGCCTTTGATAAATCGCTTTTGGTCACTTACCGATAAGCGAGATTCAAGAACCATGACGGCTGAAAGATTTTCAATCGCTTTCACGATTTCGTTCTCACTCTTTGCTGATGTTGAACATACGCCATTCCATGCTGTTGCAATCTTTGGCGCTGATAGTACTGGTTTTACTGTCTTTGCTGTTGTTGCCATTTGGGTATTTCCTTTTCTGTTCGGTTAGCCGAATAAGCGGTATTGCTGATTCGTTAGGAAAATTTTACCATAGATTTCAATTTTGCAACACCATTACAAGGGTTAAGCGGGGGCGGGTTTTATGGCGCGGGGCGGGGCAGACATGAGCGCGTGAGCGTAGGCGGGAGCATGGCGATAGGCGCGGGAGATTTAGCAGCGCTTGGCCTTGCCGATTCATTTCTAAAGCTTCTTTTATTTATTTTATTTATTCCCCCCTAATTCATTTATTAAATCTCTTGGGAGATAGTTGCTCATTAACAATTAAGCCAAACAATAAATAAAGCCATAATAAGCGCTGCAAGCGCATCATTTGACCCGAGGTTTATTAAAACCGCGAGGTATTATGTATATATACTCCCATAATTATTTTCTGTTATATTTAATTACCCCCCTCAGAGTACTATAAGTACTCCTCGGACAGTGTGACTTGCGTCACATCGTACGCTTAAGATATAAGGGTTCGGGAAAATACTTTCCCAACCCACTCGGAAAAGGCCCGTTTGAACGGGTCTTCTATAGTATATATATAAATATATACGGAGTCGCTCCGTTTAAGACTCCGCTCCTATATATAATATAATTTTTAAAATTTTTTTATCAAAATGCCCCCCTTATGCCGTTTAAAGGGTACGTTAAATCGGCGTTATTAGATGGGACATAACATGGGTCGAAAAGCAGGTAAACAGAGTTATTCTAAGGATGATGCCCAGGCTAAAGTACTGGCTCTTCTAGAACAGGGTGCGACAATCACAGCCGCTATGGCCGCCGTTGACCGTCAAGACACCGCCTTTCGCCAATGGACAATGGCAGATGCCGACTTCAAAGAAGCATCAGATAAAGCCCGCCTTGCGGGTAAAGGCATTAAACAGGACTTATCCGAACTTAAGGATATGCCCTTTGCTGAGTTCTCAGAGACCTTCCTAGGTTCTAAACTTTTTAATCACCAGTTAAACTGGATTGATTTAATTGAGGGTAAAGAGCCACGATGGCTACCTTCTGGTATGACTTATGACCAGGGCGACCCTAACCGCGTTCTAATTAACGTGCCACCCGAGCATGCTAAGTCAACCACCATCACGACTAACTACGTGACCTACAAGATTGTGACCAACCCTAACACGCGAGTGATTATCGTGTCCAAAACTCAGGGTATGGCTCGCAAGTTCCTAGGCGCTATTAAGACGCGTCTTTCCCACCCTGGTTATATGAAACTGCAAACGGCCTTTGGTCCTAACGGTGGGTATAAGGCGGATGCAACACAATGGTCCGCCGACATGATTTATCTAGGTACAGGTCGAGACTCTGGAGAGAAAGACCCAACAGTTCAAGCATTGGGCTTTGGTTCTCAGATTTACGGTGCTCGCGCCGACTTGATTATCCTAGATGACGTGGTGATGGGCTCCAACGCTCATGAGTGGGAAAAGCAAATTGAGTGGCTTCAGAAAGAAGTTATTACCCGTCTGGGACGACACGGTAAACTCATTATTGTAGGAACCCGCGTTTCATCTGTAGACCTTTATAAGATGATTCGAGACGGTGGACAATGGACGGGTGGAAAGAGCCCATTTACCTATTGCGCTATGCCAGCAGTTTTACAGTTTGATGATAAACCAACCAACTGGAAAACACTATGGCCTGAGACAGACCAACAAGAAAACGATTTAGATGAGGTTTTAGAAAATGGCTTATATCCAAAATGGGACGGACCTTCGCTCTTTAAGCGTCGCTCTGAGGTCGCTCCATCTGTATGGGCTATGGTCTACCAACAAGAAGACGTCCAAGAAGACTCAATATTCTCTCCAACCTGTGTGGCTGGCTCAGTCAACGGAATGCGAAAAAGAGGACCGCTAAAAGCAGGTACTCCAGGACATCCTCAGCATGTTGAAGGTTATACCATTATCGGTCTTGACCCTGCTATGGCAGGTGCTACAGGAGCAGTGGTTGCAACTTACAACAGAGCAGATGGACGTATCTACATTCTAGATTGCATTAATATGACTGACCCAAGTCCAGCAAAGATTCAGGCTTTGATTGAAGAGTGGGTTGAGAAGTATCGACCACAAGAACTACGTATTGAAATTAACGCCCACCAGAAGGCTTACGCCCTGGATGATGACTTGAGAGCATACCTTGCATCCTATGGATGTCAACTTAACTCTCACTTTACGGGCAAAAATAAATGGGACACATCATTTGGTGTAGCCTCTATGTCTATGTTGTTCGGTAATACTCGTGATGGGCGTTTCCAGGACAACAACATTATAGAACTACCCAGCAACGAAGGCTCTGAGGGTCTAAAGACTCTTGTACAGGAACTTATTACCTGGAAGCCAGATACAAAGAACCCAACGGACTGCGTCATGGCGCTATGGTTTGCCATTATCCGCATACGTGAGATGATGCAACAGAGTAGCAATGCATCTAAGTGGATGCAGAACAGATGGACAACTCAAGCGCAAGCATCAAGACGACAAGCAGTCAATTTAGACGAGGCCTTTGCAGAGCAATGGTCACACACTTACGGTTAGGATACCAATGGCATTATCAATGGAACAGGTTGCAGCACGCGTCGAAGCGTTGCGCTACCGTAATCATGAACGCGATGCTCGTAATCTAAGCGTACTTGCAGTTCGTAAGGGACAAATCGCATCTGTATACCCTGAGTTCTTCCCAGAGGGTGTAGATGCTAACGTAGTTGCTAACTTTATTGACGTAGTGGCACGCGACCTCTCTGAGGTAATGGCTCCACTGCCAGCAATCAACTGTTCTGCTGCTAACTCTGTTAGCGACAAGGCACGTAACTTCGCTGATAAGCGTACACGTATTGCCGCTAACTACTTCTCCCACTCTGACCTATCAGTACAGATGTACTCAGGTGCAGACTGGTATCTAACCTATGGTTTCGTTCCTTTCATGATTGAATTGGACGAAGAAAGCAAGTTGCCGCGTATCCGCGTAGAAAATCCAATCGGGGCTTACCCAGAATTTGACCGCTACGGACGCTGTGTGGCATTTGCAAAGCGCTACATGTTGACTCTTGGAGAACTGGTCGCACAGTTCCCAGAGTATGAAACTCAAATCCTTGGTCGTGACGGATATCAGCAAGATTTGCATGCTCAGGTTGAGATGGTTCGTTACTACGACAAGGACCAATCTGTCATTTATTTGCCCAAGAAGGGTAATTTAGTTTTATCTCGCGCATTGAATCCAATGGGCAAGATGATGGTTGTCGTGGCTCGTAAGCCGTCTATTGATGGCGAGATGCGTGGACAATTCGACGACGTATTAGGTATTCAACTTCTCCGCAACCGTTTCGCCTTGTTGGCAATGGAAGCAGCAGAGAAAAGTGTTCAAGCACCAATTGTACTACCACAAGACGTTCAAGAACTCCAGTTGGGTGGAGATGCGGTTATCCGTACCTCTAACCCTGCTGGCGTTCGTCGTGTCGAATTAAATATTCCACAAGGCGCATTCACAGAGGCACAACTACTTAACCAGGAACTTCGCGCTGGTACTCGTTATCCAGAAGGTCGTTCTGGTAACATTGATGCAAGCATCGTTACTGGCCAAGGTGTACAGGCTCTCATGGGAGCATTTGATACACAGGTTAAGTCAGCCCAAGCAATCTTTGCATCTGCTCTACGCGATGTTGTTTCTCTTTGCTTTGAAGTAGATGAAAAAATCTTCTCAGAGGAAAAGACAATCCGCGGTGTAGATTCTGGCTCACCATATGAAATTACATACAAGCCATCAAAGGACATCAAGGGTGATTACTCTGCGGATGTTCGTTATGGTATGTTGGCTGGTCTTAACCCAGCACAGGGACTTATCTTTATGCTCCAGGCTCTTGGTGGAGGATTAATCTCCAAGGACATGGCAATGCGTGAACTTCCATTCACAGTAAACGTCACACAAGAACTTGAAAAAATCGAAATCGAAAACATGCGTTCATCACTACTTAGCGGTATTACTGCAATGGCTCAGGCTATTCCAGCAATGGCAACTCAAGGCGGAGACCCAGCATCTATCGTAACTAAGATTGCAGGAGTAATCAGTGCTCGTCAAAAGGGTCAATCCTTAGAAGAGGCTATCACTGAGGCATTTGCTCCACAGCAACCAGTTCCTTCTGCTGGGGTTGCAACGCCAAATGTTGAGCAGCCGTCCCCTGCTCCAGGTAGCGCCCCAGCAGGAGGCTCTCCAGAAGGAATGGGAATGGCTCCACCAGCGGCAGCACCAGACCTACAAACAATTTTATCCACATTAAGTGGTAGTGGTAAAGCAACAGGACGAGTAACAACTAGGGGATAAAATGACAACGCTGGTAGCGATACAAGGTGACGGTTGGTCGGTACTAGGGTGCGATTCACGTTTAAGTGATGACAATGGTCGATTCCAAATTAGTAAGACTCCAAAGATTGTTGAAAACAATAGTGTATTAATTGCTGGATGCGGTTCTTCTCGCGCCAGTAACATATTACATTATGGATACATTCAGCCTAAGCCAACTGCAAAAGAAGATTTAAATGCCTACATGACGCAAAAGTTCATTCCAGAAATGCGAAAGAACTTTATAGATGCTGGTATTGACATGAAAGAGGACGGCGATGTTGCACAAATTGATGGGGGATTCCTCGTCTCAGTCAAAGGTCAAGTATTCTCGGTTTCTGAAGATTACTCTTGGGATACCGATATTCGTAATGTATATGTTATGGGTAGTGGCGGCGATGTTGCCCTCGGTGCATTGGCAGCGTTGGGTGTGGAAAAAGTAAAGACAATTAATCAAGCAGAGACAATGATTCGTAAGGCAATTGCTATTGCAATTCGATACGACAATATGTGCTCTGAACCAATTCATATTTTTAGACAATTTAAGTAGGAGGCATAATGGCAGGAAATCAGAACAGCGGCGGAATGCGCCCAACTGCTCCTCAGAATAATCCAGCCAATGTTTCAGGTACTGGTGGTGCAGGTCAAAGCGGCAACTACACAGGCTTTGCATACGGAGAGAATCAAGCATTGAATAATCAACGCATGGAAGGTAACCAAGCAGTGGCGACAACTCAAGCAGCAACACCATCTGCATCTTCAAGCCCTTATGAGGGTATTAACATGCCACAACTAGGGACACTCTTTGACCCAACAACTCGACCAGATGAACCAATTACAGCAGGTGTTGACTTTGGTCCTGGTCCAGGAAGTGAAGTCCTTTCAAAAGGCTTAATGAACAATGCACGTGCTGATGAAAATGCAAGAATTGCAGCACAGTACTTGCCAGACTTGGCATTTGCTGCACGTTCACCAGATGCTCCAGATTCATTTAAGCGCTTTGTAAATTACCTTATTGAGAATAGCGAAGGGGTAAACCCTAATGGCTGATGTTGCATGGATGCCAGGTAGCCTCTTTGACAACATCGACAAGTTTGCAAATTCACTTGGATATCAAAATGCAGGAATTGCTATGGAACTTGCAATGATGTCATGGAAGTCTACAGAAGATAGAGATGCTTTTATTACAAGCATTACAGGGCAAGACCCACAAGGTGGGACAGAGAAAAATTATATTAAACGAAATTACTAGGGGGTAAGAATGTCTTTATGGGATTCATTCCGTTCAACCCTAGGTGTCGGTATAAAGAAGGTTACTGGCGGCGGTTCTTATCTTAATCCAGAAGAGCAGAAAAAAGAAGAAGAACTTACTTCGACAATTAGAAATGCTCTTAATGATGTAAATAAGTCAATTGAGTCAACCGCTCCAGGACGTGTTGCTAAGGCTGCAACTAAGTCTTCAGCGGATTTTCTTCTTAAGGCTGCAATTCAATTTAATAACAAGATTTACTCACCTCTTATTTCGCGCCCAATTTCAACATTAGGTTTAGTAACTGACTTAGACTCTCCCCTTTATAAAAAGGGTCAGTACGAAGAAGGTTTCCAATTCTCTGACATTACTGCTGCCTATAATCGTAGCAAAAAAGTTTCTGCAATGCAGGCTCTTACAAAGTCAAGTCTTATCCCACTCATTAACCCAGTCTCTCAACTAGTTCTTTCTACTGGTAAGATTGACCTCAAGACTGTTGATTTGTGGAATGATGAAAGCATCAAGCAAAACTTTGTCGACAACGCAGTTGGTCGCTGGTACACTGGTATTGGTGACTTTGTTGTTGGAAATAAAGGTATTGGTGCCGCTGGCAAGATTGTTGGAACTGGTGTAAAGGCTGCTGCAAAGCCAGCAGGTTTGTACACTAAAGGCAAGACCGTTGATGAGTTAGCCGCAGACATGGAGAATGGCATTTTACATGCCTCTACCAATGGCGCAGCAGGTGCTCAGACCGTCTCAGGAAGCCATGCATTAGTACTTGCCGAGAGCAAGGACTGGGGAATCATTGAAGACTTAGTTATGAAGTACAGTACCAATGAGAAGTTAATTCCAATCATTCGTGATACAACGGATGCAAGTACTGTTAAAGATATTCTTCTTGCTGACAAGGGTAACCTTGATGCGCTAGCACGACTAGCAGGAACAGCAAACCATAAACTATTTGACATGGGTGATGTTAAGTCACAGATACGTACTAAGGCTCTTCAAGATGGCCAAGTGCCTATGCCAACAGGTGTATCTGCTGAGCGTATCAGAAAAGCATTTAATGATGCAATTGATGCAGACCCACAGTTTACAAAAATTAGAGATGCATTCTTTGACGAAAAAGGTGACTTCACCTATGGTGCAAAAGAGTTCATGCCTATCGAGCCTGCAATTGGTGCTGCTGCACTAATCAAAGGACAAGAAGCAATTCGTAAAACCAAGTCAGCAATCCGTGGTCGTGAATATGAAAAGATTTCAGGATTCCTTGAGACTACTATTGGTGAGACCGCTGGTGGTTGGGTAATGAAAGCAGTGCGTCTTGCTGGTCGCGGAACAGAGGTATTGCCTGCAGGATTTGTATCCCTATCAGGAATGCGTCCAATGCAAGCACGTGTAGAACTTACAGGATTTCTCAACAACATGAAAATGTTCAGAGATGGTACTGCTAAAGTTGAAATACAACCTGGATTATTTGAGAAGGTTTCAGTTGTTCGTGCTCGCCTAGAAGACGAATACATGCAAACACTTGGAAAGAGTCCAGTTGAGCAAGTTGAGGCACTTAAGTCAATTGACGCTAAGGTTGGCCGCATGCTTGCATACAAGGCTGGATTATATGACGAAACTGCAATCAACTCATATGTAGCACGTTTCCAAATGAATGTTAGTAAGGGAATGCAATCTGTTAAAGAAAACGGATATGGCATTGGCTACGACGGAAACGTCACACTTGTTGACCCTCAGACTGTTCGCCAGTTTGCAGAATCATACCGCTTTACACCATGGGATGACATTGAGACCCAACTTGATATTGAAGCAGCAAAAGGGCTTAGCGCACTAGGACAACGCGGAAGTCGTGCTGGAAGAGACATCTTTGGTGAATTAAACAAGGTATGGACATTCGACGTTCTTGCTCGTCCTTCATACGCATTTAAGCAGTCATTATTTGAGCCAATCATTAGCGTTGGCTTATCACAAGGTATTAACTTTGTAAGAAATGAAATCGTAGCACAAGGTGCTTTGCGAGCATCAAAGAACTTTTACAATTGGTCTAATGATTTGCTTAAGAAAAAAGTAATTAATAGAGCAGAATACAAGGCTGTTGCTGATAACGTAAACGCTAAGGCTACAATGCTACAGCAGGCTATTGCAGCAAAGAATGCTGCAGAAGCATCTGTAAATGACTTACTTACTAATGCATCTCCTGCTACGAAGTCACAGCACTTGGCTGCTGCCCAGAAAGAATTAAAGGCAATTGACAAAATTGTTGACAATATAGAACTAGAAATACGTGCTGCCGTAGTTCCTTATGGAATTACAGAAGCAATCCCAAGCATGGCAACACTTGAGCGTCGCGTTAAGTATCTTTCTCAGTATGAAGATGTTGATTTGGTTGCACTCAACGAAGCACAGGATGCAATTGATAATTACAAAACAATCATCAATAAGATGGCTACTAACAAAAAAGTAATCATGGATGCTGATGATGCTGTGCAAAAAGCGTATAACAAAATTGATGCTACTCTAAAGGAACTTGGCGAAGCCAGAGTTCAACAGGCAAACGTATTTGGCAAGAGCGCAAAGTTCAAAGAGCGCTACTATTCAAAAGAAAAGAACACAGTTGTCATCAATGGAACGCAGCATGAGATTGATTCTTTTATTCAAGAGCAGGCTGAAGGAAGTGCAAACAACTTTACAGCAGCAGTTCGTGCAGAAACACAGAACGCTAGAACCCAGCAGATTAACTTTTTTGGTGAAATGGCTGTTGCATCTAACGTTTCTGCAATTAAGCGCAAGATTCCTATGTCAAAGATTGGCGTTAGCGAACCTCTATACTTTGAAGAGTTAGCAGACATCGCTAACCGTCAATACCGTGGCGATACTTTGATGGACTTAATATTTGCTGAGACTCCAGTAGAAGAGATTCTACGTTGGGGTAATTCTTCAGCAGGAAAAAACTACCTAAAGCCATTTGGTGTTGTAGATGACAAGCAGATTCAAGGCTACCTCCTAGAAAAAGTACAACTTGTCAAGCGCATGTTCCCATCTTATGAGGCACGTTCTGCAATCCTTAAGGGTGAAGTAACATCTCAGAAATTAGAACAATTACTTGCTCCGTATATTGATGAATTGTATGATATCATACCATCAAACCATAACTACGAAGCATTGACATTTGGTGTAAGCGGAGTTGCTAGCGCAGCCCAGGGTTACAACAAGATGATGAACAAGGTTATGACCAAACTGGCAAGCGTTGAAAATCCTATTCGTGGTTCTTTGTTTGATAAGATAGCAACTGAGAAGGTTGCACGACGAGCACAGTACTTAATCGACCAGGGTGTTGAGATGACAACTACTCAGTACAATGCATTACGTCAGGGAGCGGGCCGTGAGGCTCTACAGGAGATGGAAAAGACTCTTTATACCATCAATAACCCTAACCGCCTAATCAACTCTCTACGTGCCGTTATGGCCTTCCCAGGGGCAAATGCTAACGCATTCATGCGCTATGGTCGCCTTGCCGCTCAGAACCCAACACGTGCAGCGACTTTAGTATCTAACTACGGACGTACATACACCACATTTGGTGTTGATGAGTTTGGTAACCCAACCGATGATATCAACAAGATGTCTCACTTGGTTATACCTGGCACTAACGAACTAGGCATGGGCTCAAGAGGTGAAGGAATTAAACTTAGTGCTCAGTCTCTAGGTTTCTTAATTAACCGTCCAGGACCATCATTCGTTACAGGACTTTCAGTAGGCCAAGTAATGCAGAAATTCCATAAGTCAGAAGCAGAAGTTGAAGAACTAATGACATGGGGTGGAACTAACTGGTACAAGGTTATCTTCCCTTATGGTCCACCAACATCTGTTAGAGATGCTTACACTCCTCCTTGGGTTAAGAACATCGTTAACTCTGGCCCAGACTGGCAAAGAGAACTTGCAGCCAAGATATTTGGTCAAAGTGGACAAAGAGATTACTTAAGTTCTTGGAAGTCGGTTTACAACTACAATGCAATGTTAGTTGAAATGGGAATCCAAAAGGATATGCCATCTGATGCAGAGATAGAGAAGCAAGTAAAGGGTCTCTTCCGCGCTAAGTTTTGGTCTGTATTTGCATCACCATATGCAGGTATTCCTTACAAGATTGACAGCACTCCAATGTCTCTTACATCAAACTTGTACTACAAGTTGATAGAAAAGAACATCGCACAGGGGATGTCTAATCAAGATGCCCGTGATGCTGCTGGTGAAGAGATGCTTACAACACTAGGTCCAGACTTCATGCTTGACAGAGTTACATTTACTGGTTCATCAAAGAATGTAAATATTCCTGCAACAAGTCAAGCATATGCCCGTGTATTTGAAGACAATGACGACCTAGTTGGTCGACTTGTTAACATTGAACCAGGTGAGATTGGTTTAGTTGGTTTGCTAACTGCAGATTTAGAATATGACCCATCTAAGCAATCGAATAACATCCTTGCTCTTCTTGCCAACCCTGGGGCAACTTTGCCAGGGACAAGTAAGAACCTTAATGAACTAAAGATGACTCCACAAGAGATTGAAACAGAACGCCTTAAGCAGCGTACCTGGAATCAATACATGGCTGCTAAAGATGCTTTAGAGGCTAAGATTACTGATGGCAAGACATTGCGTTCTCATCCAGAACTAAAGGCAGTACTGGATAATCTTGCAGTTTCTGTATTCAAAAATCAAAGCCAAGCATGGTATGACCAATATCAACTTGCTCAGAGTGGTGATACATCCTACAAGTATGCTCGCGCATTAACTGAAATTGTTACTGACAATAATTTCATGTCAAAGAATGGCAGTAGCCAACTTTGGAAAGACACTAGAGAGTTCTTAAGAGCACGAACAATGTTTGTACAAGTTTATCAGATGCTGCCAGATTACGACCCACGTAAGGCAATACTATCCGACAATTACAATTCTTGGATAGCAGCAAACGTTGGGCAATGGGATGGTAACTTGAAGACTATTATTACACGATATTTCGACAATGATTCCTTGAAGGCGGTTAACTAATATGGCTCTTACAAAAGATGAAGCGCTGTTTGATGAAAACAGCAATGGCATACTAGAGCCATCTGAAAAGCAAATGATGGACCAAATTGGTTCATACCTTAATGTAGATGCCGTTAGCAGTAATAGCGCAAAGTCTGGTACAAGCACAACATCCCAGTTAACTAAGTTAACAACCAATACAGCACGCGCTCTTATGGAGGCCGCTGCAGAAGCGGCTGGCTTTACTGGTAAGTTTACGAGTTTAGATATCGCAAACTTTATTAAAGAGTTTGACAAAGAACAAGCACGTCAAATTGAAAAGGTAGTTACATCTACTAGCCAAAAAAGTACTTCTGGTGGGCTTACGCAGGATGCTGCTGATAAAACAATAGAAAGCACTGTAAGAAAAGAATTCCCATCATTCTTTAACCCAAGGGAGTTTGCATCTGACTGGGTATGGAATAAGATTAATTTCAATGAAGAGGGTTCTCTTGCTGCAAAGAATATTGCAGTATTATCAGAGGTTCGTGGTCTTGTCAAGAAGTTCCAACTTATGGGTGTTTCAGACCAAGAAGTAAGAGATGCTGCAAAGCAAATTGCTATGGGCAAGAAGACTCTTGATAACTATTCTGTAGAACTTCAACAAAAGGCTGCAATAGAATATCCACAACTTGCAGATAGATTTAAGTTAAACCCTAAATTAACAACATATGATATTGCTTCTCCTATTATCAAAATGCTTGCAAAGGTGTGGGAAGTTGAAGAAGATAGTATTGGATTCGATAACCCAATTGTTGTGTCTTACTTAAAACCAGGTGGAGCAGATGGTAAGGGTGTAGCACCATCATACTATGACTTGCTTCTAAAGGCAAAGAATGACCCAAAGTATCAGTTGACACAACAAGCAAATAACGAGGCACGTGATGGAGCATCATCACTTGGTAACGCGTTAGGATTTGGACTATAATGGCAACTAAAGCACAGCAGGCAGCAGCAACGGCTGCTAAACAAGATGCAGCAATGGCTCGTAGAGCAGCAGATGCAAAAGCAGCAGCCAATAAGCCTACCAATACTCCACCTAAGGTTACTACTAAGCCTAAAGATATCCAAGCAAAAATCAAAAAACTTGAAAAATTAAAAATAAAGATTCAGAAAAAAGTAGACGCTAATGATAAGGTAGATAACTCTGCTGCAGAAAGAACAGAAACTGGGAGAACTCCAGTTTATGATTCTAAGGGAAAAATAATTGGCTATAATGTAACTTATAGCGATAAGTCAAGTGAGTTTATCCAAAACGAAAGTTACGGTCAAGAAGAAACTAGAACTCTTGCAAGAGATACTTTCAAAAACACTCTAGCATTAATTATGGGTGATACCGAAGCAGGACAGCCTTGGATAAATGAACTATATGATTTAATGCAAGGTTTTGTAAATACAGGTTCTACTGTCGAAGAAGCGCAAAACTTGGCATTACGTGAAGCAAAGAAACTAGGCAAAGCCTCTAAGTTTGTACAACGTTTTGATGCAATTTTTAAGTTACAAGATAGACTTAATGCTGGAGAAGCAGTACAAGTTCCAACTATTGCAGAGTACGTAAGGTCAGAGCAAAAACTTGGTGATGTATTCCGCGGTGTTGGACTAGGAGAACTAGCAACTCAAGATATTGCTAAAAAGATTCTTGGCGATGCAAACAAGTCTGTTGACGAAGCAACAGCATTGATTTCAGATGTATTCAACTCAATTGACAATGCTCCAGATATGCTTAAGAATGATTTAAAAACATATTTTCCTGGAGCAGACAGAACCTCTATTGCTAAGGCAATCTTGCTTGGCAAAGAAGGTGCTGTTGAACTCACAAAGAAGGTTAGAGGCATCGAGCAGTTATCTGCCGCTAAATCACAAGGTGTAACAATTGACTTAGCAACTGGTACCAATCTTGCATTGGGTGGGGCTGACTATGGAACATCTCTTGGTAAGTTTGGAGATGTAAAGCGTCTAGAGCGTGGACAAATGCTTGGCAGAATGAGCAACATTGACCTAACTCAACAAGAAACAATTGATGCTACATTCTCACAAAATGTAAAGGCTCAAGATAAGATTAACAAAATTGCCGAAGAAGAAATGAATAGATTCTCTGGTAGAAGCGGAAGACTAGCCTCGCAAAATAGAAGTTCTGCAGGCTTAATCTAAATAGAATCCTGAACGGACCCATCGGCCCCGTCAGAGTAATAGACCGATAGCAAGAGCCAGCCTAGTTCCCCGACTAGCAACTGAGGCTTGCGACTACAACGAATAGAAGGGTGGTTGCTATGAGCAACAACTACTGGGATGACGAAGACGATGAACTAGATACCGAAACAGAAGCACCTATGGACGGAAGCGACCTCTTAAAGAAGTTGCGTAAAGCCAAGCGTGCAGATGAAAAGCGTATCAAAGACCTGACAGAGCAACTCGAGACTTTGTCCAAAGGACAGCGAGAGCGAATCGTCAAAGAAACCCTAGAAAAGAAAGGTGTAAATCCTAAAGCAATTCGCTTAGTCCTAAAGGACTTGGATGATGTTAACGAAGAGTCAGTGAATAACTGGCTCGATGAGAACGCAGACTTGTTCGGACTAGAAACGCCACAGGATGCACCCGAGGTAAACAGCCAAAATCGTGCGGCATTACGCCAGCAAGACTTGGTTACACAGGGTGCAATAACACCTGATAGAGCAGAAGACATGTCAATGAGAATCCAGAATGCAGAATCTGCAGAGGAAATCATCAACATGATTTACGGCTCGCAAAACTAATCATAGTTTCTAACTACTAAAAAAAGGAAATAACCTATATGGCTAACGCATACGTATCCGTAGATTCCGCCTCTCTTGGCGGAACTGCAGGCGGTGCTGGTTTAGTACAGAAGGCTTATGACCGACTTCTTGAATTTGCTCTACGTTCAGAGCCATTAATTCGTTCAGTCGCAGATAAGCGTCCTGCTAAGCAAAGCATTCCAGGTTCAACAGTTGTTCTACAACGCTACGTTGACCTATCACCAACAACAACTGCTCTGACAGAAACAACTGACCCAGATGCAGTAGCAATGTCTACACCAACATCAGTTACAATTACTCTTAATGAGTACGGTAACTCTGTTCTTGTAACACGTGCTTTGGAACTCTTCAGCCTTGCTGATGTAGACCCAGCAATTGCTAACATCATCGCTTTCAACCTAGCAGATTCAATCGACGCAGTTGCAATGACAACATTGCGCGGCGGTTCAAACGTAATTTACTCAGGTTCAACAGCAACATCAACTGCAACAGTTACAGCAGCAGCAACAATCTCATCAGCGAATATTCGTCGTGCGGTTGCCAAGTTGCGTGCTAACAAGGCAGTGGCTCGCAAGGGCTCACTATACTGGGCTGGACTACACCCAGAAGTTTCACACGACCTTCGTGCTGAGACAGGTTCTGCAGGATGGCTACTTCCTAACCAGTACGGTTCAGCACAGGACCGCATCTGGGCAGGCGAGATTGGTACATACGAAGGTGCATACTTCGTAGAGTCACCACGTCTATACAACGCAACAGACGGAGCATCATCTGCTCGCGTTTACCGTACTATCATCGCTGGACAGCAAGCAATGGCAGAAGCCGTTGCCGAAGAGCCACATGTAGTAATCGGACCAGTTGTTGACAAGTTAATGCGTCACCGCCCAATGGGTTGGTACGGCGTACTTGGCTTTGCTCGCTACCGCGAAGAAGCACTATACCGAATCGAATCAGGTTCATCAATCGCATAATTGATTGACGGTTGAGCAGGGGGAGCAATCCCCCTGCTTAGCAGTAAATCCATTAGAAGGAGAATCATGGCAAACTGGACGTTCACAACTCCGTATGTATTAGAAGGTCCATCTGGGGGACATAGATTGTTTTACTTTGCAAATTTGCGCAAAGGGATTACAATCGTAAAGAGTGATGGAGAGTACTATCAAACTCGCTATCCAGTAGATGAAGATTTACTTGAGTACGAAGAAGTATATCGTGGTGGGTACGAATACACGGTAGATGATGCGACTAAAGCAGCACTTATTGCTGGTGGTGTTGACATTACAGAAGATAACTTTACAGCACAGTAGGAGATGAAATGGGACTACATCAAATACAAAAACACCCAAAATACGTAGAGGGCTGTTTTGGATGCAAAGCATCTACTCTTGAACTTGGTACAGGAGATGCTACGAGAGACATTTCAGATAAGAAATGGAACTCAGAACTACAAGCATATCGAGATGCCAAGGCTCAAGGAATTCAACCAGGAGGCACATCACGTGCTCACGTTGAAGCAGCCTATACTGCATCAGTAACTTTAGGTAAAGCCTACAACTCAGAGACAATGCCTAAAGCACATCAGATTAACAAAAAAACAACCGAAGTTATGAAAGAGATTGGGCAAATATAATGTGTATCAAATGTGGTTGCGGTAAGAAAAAGGGACAAGCAGGTTACGGAATGGGCAAGCCAGGAGCAAGCACTCCAATGAAAAAGGCTGTTAAGCGCGTAGCAAAGAAGTCATCAATGGTGCGCAAGAAGGGCATGTAATCATGGCTCAAAAAAGAAAAGGTTTAGAAATATCACTTCCAGGTGGTGGCTCAAAGAATAGCATTACTGGAAAGATTACCCCACCAAAGCCAAAGAAGACTCCACCAACTAAACCTAGTGGTACAGGAGCAATGGATGGCAAGCAGTATGATGCACACTTGAAAAAGATTCTCGCAGATATGAAGAAGACAAAGCGATGAAAAAGAAAGCATTCTGGGATACTAAGAATCCCAAAAAGAAATCAACACCCTTAACGCCAGCACAGAAGGCTAAGGCTAAGGCACGTGCTAAAGCAGCAGGTCGCCCATATCCTAACCTAGTAGATAATGCGGCAGTAAGAAATAAAAAATGAAAGATTCACGTTTAACGCGGGCTGGGGTGTCAGGCTATAACAAGCCTAAGAAGACTCCAAGCCACCCTACTAAGTCACATGTTGTTGTGGCTAAGGTGGGCTCTCAAGTTAAAACCATACGCTTTGGGCAACAAGGTGTATCTGGTTCTCCAAAGAAACAAGGAGAGTCTGCATCTTATGCAGCACGTCGTAAGTCTTTTAAAGCAAGACACGCAAGTAATATATCCAAAGGTAAAATGAGTGCCGCATATTGGGCAGACAAGGTGAAATGGTAATGGCAATAGATAAGAGCACTTGGAACAAGAATGTTAAAGTTTCCCAGTCAACGATTGATGACATAAAAAAACTAGGAATGACAAAGGCACTTAAACTTGCCAGCAAAAATGCAGGAGCCAGTCAAGGTGGACTTGTAAAAGAATACCAGGAAGCAACACGCCGTCTTTATGGAGACCGTCGTTTTAATGCTGCAACTGGAAAGTCTTCTGCACCAGCAAAGATGTCACCTAATGCTGCCGATTATGCAGCAAGCAAGTCAAAATCTAAGTCACCAAATGCTGTTGATAGAAAAACTAAGACACTATCAAAGCCAGCATCAAAGAGTAACACTAAGTCTAATGTTATCAAGGGAACACTTGGAGCAGCAGGCGCAATTGGTGTTCTAGCCCTATCAAAGGGTAAGGCAACAGGAGCCGCTTCTAAGATGGCTCCAGGACTAGTCAAGGGTATTTCAAAGTCACGCATTGGTAAAGCATTAATTGGAAAAGAGCCAAAGATGTCACCAGCAATGCTTGCAAAGGCAAAGGCTGCAGCAGCAAGAAAGCCAAAGCCATATGAAGCAAAAGTTACAATTGGGCCTAAGGGCTCATTTGGTAAAACTACAGCGCAACAGGCTAAGTCAGGCAAGGGTACTCCTTCAGAGTATGCATCAAAGGCTGGACAGAAATCAGCACGTGCATCAATCAAGGCTAAGCGCCCAATAACTGCAAACAAGAAGAAGTAACTAGAAAAGGTGGGGACAATGGCACAAGAAACAGTATCAATCGCATGGTGTGACAATGGAATGGTTGATGGCAAATTTATGCAAGGCGTCTGTGACGTTATGCTTAAGTCTGGTATTGAGTTTAAATCAACACTAAGAAGCCAGGGCAATCAGATTGCTCGCCAACGCGAAACAGTAATAACTTATTGGTACGACAAAACAGACACAGAGTGGTTACTTTGGGTAGATTCAGATGTAGTTATCAGCCCAGAAAAATTTAAATTACTGTGGGATAATAGAGATGCAAAAGAGCGTCCTATCCTCACTGGAGTTTACTTTACTACTGATACACCAGAAGAACCTTTGATGATTCCTATGCCAACTGTATTTAATTTTACAGATGGAGAGGATGGCGGGTTTGGTTTATCCAGAGTACATCCACTTCCTAAGAATGAATTAATTAAAATTGATGCTGCTGGCATGGGCTTCGTCCTAATGCATCGCAGTGTTGTAGAACGCATTCGTGCAGTTCTCCCTGATGCTCAACTGTTTATGGAAATGGGTAGAGGAGCAAAGTTTATCGGAGAAGATATCTACTTCTTCGCACTATGCAACCAGGTAGAAATTCCATTGTATTGCCACACTGGAGCAACCGCACCACATATGAAGCGGTTCTCTTTTGATGAGCACTACTACCAAGCATTTTTCGGTGGGGCTAAAGAAGAAAAGAAATCTAATTTAATCTTGCCAAAGCAAGGGTTAATTAAACCTAAGAAGGGTTAAACAATGGCACTAGGTAAAGCAGGCAGTAGTCTGACAGCGGAACTCAATAGGCTTGCTGGTATTACTGATATCACAAAGTTTCTAGATGAGCAAGGCGCTGCTAATGCTTGGGCTGGTACAACTGGCTTAGCAACCGTTGGCGCGCTTAACATCAAAGCGTCAGCATCACGCACACGTGACAAGTTTAAAGGTATCAATGGTATCTGTAATGAACTTGCTGGAACTACTGGACTTGCAGCACCCGCTGCCCTAAGGAGCATCAACGCATGACAACATTAAATGAAATGATTGATGAGGTTGTTCTCAACCTTTCAGGTTATACCTTCCAACAAGACCGCTCTACCTACCTAAAAACTGCCGTTACTACAACAACCTCTTCTGTTTCTTCACCCCTTATTTTATCTCTTGGTTCTACCGAGAATGTAGGTAAAGGTATTGTTGAGATTGGTGAAGAGTTGATGTGGGTTGACTCATTTGACCGTCTTGCAAATACTGCAACCGTTGCTCCTTATGGACGCGCATACTTAGGTTCAACTGCAACAACACACACAGCAGAATCTAAAGTAACTATCAGTCCAACCTTTCCTCGCTCATCTATTAAGCGAGCAATCAATGACACTGTTCGTTCACTAGGTTCAAGCATCTTTGCCGTTAAGTCAACATCGTTCACATTTAATGCAGCAAAAACAACATATGCTTTTAACAATCTAAATATTAAAAATATCTTAACATTGTCATGGGAATCAATTGGACCATCTAAAGAGTGGATACCAATCCGACGTTGGGACTTTGATTCAACTGCAGATACTACAGCATTTGGCGCTAACGCACAGACTGTTACACTTGGCGAGATGCCAATATCTGGACGTACAGTACGTGTAGTATACGCAACAGACCCAGAACCATTCACAACTAATGCTCAGGAATACTCAACACAAACTGGTCTTCCAGAGTCAACAAAAGATGTTGCAATTCTTGGTGCTGCTTATCGCTTACTAACATTCCTTGACCCAGCACGCGCCTCACAAGTTTCTCCACAAGCCGATGAAACAGATGGAAAGCGCCCATTCGGTGCGTCACAATCTGCAACAAAGCAACTGTATGCACTATACCAGCAACGTCTTAATGAAGAAACAAAATCGCAACAACAGAACTACCCACCTCGAGTTCACTTCTCCCGCCGATAGGAACCAGTAATGACAACTAGAAAATACTCATCCCGCTCTCAGCAAACAACGCTGTCTGGCGCCCTTACATCATCTGGAACAACAGCAAATGTTGTATCAGGTTCTGGCCTACTTGGTGGAGCAACAATCTCTTCTGGAGAAACATTTACAGTAGTAATTGACCCAGATACAGCGCTTGAAGAAATTGTTGATATTACCGCTATCAGCACCAATACAATAACAATTGTACGTGGCGTTGATAATAACGGAACTGGTGTTGCTCACTCAGCAGGTGCTGTAGTTCGACACATGGCAATTGGCCGTGATTATCGTGAAGCAAATGCTCATATTGAAGCAACAACTGGTCACGGCGCAACAGGTGCTGTCGTTGGTACAACCAACACTCAGACTCTTACAAATAAGACAATTAGCGCAGCAGATAATACTCTTACTGGTGTTGTTACACTTACTGGTACACAAACATTAACTAATAAGACTTTAACTAGCCCAGTCATTTCAAGCCTCACTCTTGGTGATGGCAACATTGTCTTTGAAGGTGCTACTGCCGATGCCTTTGAGACAACACTTACAGTTGCTGACCCTACAGCAGATAGAACAGTGACTATTCCAGATGCAACCACAACGTTGGTCGGAACTGATACAACACAAACATTAACCAACAAGACCTTAACTAGCCCAACCATTACTGGTACTGGCGCTATTGCAGGTACCTTTACAGGTAACTTAACTGGTAACGCATCTGGTTCTTCTGGTAGCACAACAGGTAATGCTGCAACAGCAACTGCTCTGGCTACTGCCCGTGACTTCCAATTAGTTGGAGATGTAGAAGCATCAGCAGTATCCTTTGATGGTTCTGGCAATGTAAGTCTTACAACTGTTATTGGTACTGGTGTAATTGTTAACGCTGATGTAAATGCATCTGCTGCTATTGCCAAGACCAAGTTAAACCTTGGTGGAACTATTACTTCCGCTGACCTTGTTGACGGAACTATCGTAGCCACAGATATTGCTGACGGTACTATTACTGCAGCCAAATTAGTTTCTGACCCATATGCCCGTGCTAACCACACTGGTACACAGTTGGCAGCAACTGTCTCAGATTTTGATACACAGGTACGCACATCTCGCTTAGACCAGATGGCTGCGCCTACTGGCTCAGTATCTG